CAGTAGCAGGTGCTAATGTAAGTGGTCAAGTTAATTATGCCGCAGTTGCAAATAGTGTTGCAGGTGCTAATGTCAGTGGTGCGGTTGCTAACGCAACATATGCAACTACAGCAGGCACAGTCACTACAAACGCACAGCCAAATATTACAAGTACTGGAACATTAACAAGTTTAACTAGTTCTGGTAATGTAACTGTAGGTTCTGGTACAACCACATCAGCTGGATTACAATTTATACCTGGCTATGCATCTGGGTATTTTGGTATGTTTGGTACAGGTGTCACCCCTAATAGCACTAACTATTCAATAATCATCAAGAATGATGGATCTGTTTTAGATTTGAACACAACTGGTTCTATAGTTAGTAAAGTTAATAATGGAACAATTACAACAATCGATACAACCGGACTAAGTGTGCTAGGTGGAAAAACATTATACACCACTGAGATTAATACATCAGCTAACACTACTGTAGGTAACTTGACTGGTAATTGGCAGCTTACATCTGGATCTAGATTAACTGCTACATACGCTGACTTGGCAGAATACTATGAGGCAGATAGTGAATACGAACCAGGCACAGTGCTTGAGTTTGGCGGCGATAAAGAAGTTACATTAGCAAATGATGGAACAACAAGAGTGGCAGGTGTGGTGTCTACAAATCCTGCATATGTAATGAATTCAGCTTGTGCTGGAATAGCAGTAGCAATAGCATTACAAGGACGAGTACCAACTAAGGTGCGAGGAAAAGTACACAAGGGTGATATGATGATTAGTGGTGGTGATGGTTATGCAAGACCATCAATTTCACCAGTAATGGGAACAGTTATCGGCAAGGCATTAGAAAACTTTGACGGTATTGAAGGCGTCATTGAAGTCGCTGTTGGAAGATTATAATAAATACTAGATTAAAAGGAATTTAACATGGCAGCATTAACTGTAAATAAAGGTGCATTTTACCCAGGTGTGACGCAAAATATATTAACAACAGGTAGTTCACAAACAAGTAGCCCTGTTGGAGCAACAACTTCAATTATAAGAATTACTTGCCAACATGATACATATGTTCAAATAACAAATAGCAATACATTGGCACCAGCTACTACTTCTAGTATGATAATTTTAGGAGGTGCAACTGAGTTTATTACTGTTCCTAGTCCTCCACCGGCACCAGCTTCACCACCAAATTCAACTCCTGCCCCTGGTGTGCAGTACTTAGCATGTGTCTCTGTATTACAAGTAACAATTGCTGGTTTAGTTAGTATTACAGAATTGTCTGGATTCCCAGCACAAACTGGAGGTTAAAATAATGCCAATAGGCAAGTTATCATCAAAAGGTCTAGGACGATTAGGAGGCGGATTATTTTCAGTAAAATCTGGAAAACCACCACCTCCAGCAATAGTTGTTGGCGATTTAGTGTTAACAAATGATGTTGGTGTTGAAGATGGATTTATTCTAACTGAAGACCTTGAGACTATTAGCGTAACTGCACCTGACCCGAATTATTGAGGATAATATAATAAAATGGCAAATACAACAATATATAATTTACCCGCACTGAATACAGTTGATAGTTCTACTGTATTTCCAGTAAGCAGCGATTTTACGGGTACACCAACTACCTATCAAGCTAGTATAGGAAACATAGGTAATGCGATTACCGGCAACATCAGAATGAGTGGTGATAATATATCATCCATTAACAGCAACATTGTATTATCAACTGGGTCATCAGACAATTGGACATTTAATGCAGCCGGTAATTTAACATTACCTCGAGGCGGCAGCATTAGCGAGACAAACATACCTTTTGGTAGTTTATCTGGCAATACAATTTCATTGACTCCATCAGGTGGTTTATATGCTAATCAACAATTGTTAATTTATCCAACAATTGCCGGTGACTATAATCACTTGCATTTAACCTCAGGTAATCTATATGATACTGAGTTGTTCTTGGGTAATGATGATTTGTATGTTAAATTAGCAAATACCGGCGATATTGTGTTAAACGCAAATAACGGAACCGGCAATACTGCACAATATACATTTTCGTCAAATGGTAATTTAAGTATTCCTGGTAATGTAACATCAACTAATTTCTCAGGCAATTGGACTTCATCAAATGTAGAAGGCAGCGGTAACACTTGGACTAGTGTTATTAACATGGATGGTTACCTAAATCAATATTGGTATCAAAATTATAGTAATGGTGGATTGCCAACAAATACATATGTTGGTTATATGGGATTTGATTCATCCAATGATTTGTACATGGAGTCGGTTAACGGTAACATAGAACTCATAACAAATGGTCAAGATTATTTCTTGTACGGTAATGGAACAGCCAGTTTGGGTAACTTAGTTACTGCAACAAACTTCACAGCAGGAACAGGTGTAGTAGATTTCAACACTAATTCAGCAAATGTACAATTGGGTAATGCCTCTAATGTTCATTTATACGGCGGAAGTTCAGGGCAAGTATTACAAACAGACGGTACTGGTAACTTAGGTTGGTATTCAGTAAGTGCATCTGAGGTTATCAATGGTAATAGTAATGTGTCTATACCAACACAAAACGGGAATGTTTATGTCAACGCAAATGGTGGTACAGATCAACAATGGATATTTGACACATCAGGTGTATTAACACTAGCAGATAGTGGAAGTTATTCTATTATACAATCTCCACCAGGCTCTCAAATTGACATCTACACAGGTGGTAGCGGTTCACAGTATACTGAAATTAACTTAATTGATAATGGAAATTTCTATGTCAACACAGCAGGAGAAACATATACTTGGGCTTTTGACAATACAGGTAACTTAACAACACCGGGTAATATACTTACTAGTGGTTCGTCAGGTAACATCACAGGTGCCAATGTTATTGAAGCAAACACATTTACGAGCACAGGTAATGTAACAATTCTTTCTAACGGAAATACTTGGACATTTGGTACAGATGGTAATTTGACAATTCCTAGCAATGTCATCATTGGTTCAGGTGGGGATTTTACTAAAGAATTAATAGTAGATGGTTCAATATCTGCTGTTTTTGATAACTTATATGCAACTGGTGGAAATATTAACGCTGACAAAAATCTGTTTGCGGGTAGACTTCAATTAAGTGACCAACCAAATGATTTGCCTATTCCAGGAGTTACCACTGTTGATACATCAGTTAGTTTTAGTTTAGGATCACCAGGTGATACTGGAAATATTTACATTGCAAGGACAATTGTGCGCAATGGTACTGCTGGTGTTGCTGACATTATACCAGGAAAAAGTGTAGATGCTACTATTGCTCCTAACACACCAACTTTGGTTTACACTGTAAGCGACTCAACTATTATTGCTCTTGAGTTACGAATCAACTTTCAATATGGAAGTACTAGCGATACTGATACAGAAATTGCTTCACTGTACATTACAAAAAATCAAGCTGGTACAGCCAATGTTGCGGTAGGTACAGTGTCTTCTACAAGTGGTACCATTCCACATGCTACATATACAGCTAATGTTAGCGGCGGTGGATTGCTGCAAGTATACGCTACAACAGATTCTACATCAACATCAGCTTATTATCGCTATCGTACAGTAGAATTTGGTGGATTCTTTGGAGTATAAGTTATAAAGCGACTTCGGTCGCTTTTTTAACCAAAATGATAAATATATCATACACTTGCATTCGGCAGGTTTATGCAGTACCCCACTGCGTAGCGGCTAGAACCCGCTAATTTTACAAAGGAAAATCAAATGGGACGCCCTCTAAAAATCGCAAAGGCTCAAGCAGTCTTAACAATCACTGGAACAGCAACTACTGGTGTAGTTACCGTAACAGATAATTTAACAACAGCACCAACAGTTGGTGTACTCGCAGGAATGCCATTCGTAGTAGCATCTACTGTAGGTGGTTTGGTTGCTAATACAACATATTATATTCTTGCTATCACAGGTAATCATACATTTACTGTTTCTTCAACACAATTAAGTGTTCAACCTCAAACTAGACCTACATTAACTAATACTTCAGCTCAATCAGTTAAAGCATCTGTTGCAGTAGTTGATGCATACTTTAACAATCCATTCGGCGGAGCTGGTTTCCCTGCTACTAATGCTAACACATACTCTGTAGTCGGTGGTAACACAGCAATCATCGGTAAGCAAGTATTGGCTAATATTGCTATCGGTCAACAAGGTGTAGGCAATGTGTTCGCAAGTACAAGTAGTAACATTGTTGTTGGTTTAGGTACTGACTTTGCTAATGTTGCAACAGGTTCTCACTTATATGCTCAATGGGGCGGTAATGTACAAGTAGCACAATTGTTAGGTACAACTAGCGGTGCAGGTGGTAACACATCAGTTGCAATTGCAAACTGTGCTGCTAACGGTATTATTGGTACTTCAGGCAATGCTCAAACTCTTGTAACTGGTGGACCAGTTACATTTGACACATCATTTGGTGGTTTAACTGCAGGTACAACTTACTTTGTACACGCTATTGCTAATGCAGCAGCCTTCAATGTTGCAACTGCTCCAGGTGGCGCGGTACAAACATTGAGTGCAAATAGTAGCGTAACAGCTAACGCACTTCAACAACAAGTTGTATTGAGTGCAGTATCAGCAAATAACGCAACTGGTGTCAATGGTTATGGTGATGGTTTTGCACAAGCACTACCAGAAGCAGGATACATTGTTCGTCAAAAGGGTAAACAAAAGTACCTAGTAACAGGTACAGTTACTGGTTTAACTGGTCAGTGCTATATGGCCAATGTTGCAAACACTGCATTGACACCAAATACAATGACAGTTATCGCTACATATGCTAATACTACTACACAAGCAGTACAAAGCTTGAGTGATCACACTGGTTGGTTGTTTACTTCTAGTTCTGGTCCAGTAGCTACCGGTAATATCGTATCTCCTGGTCAACCAACTGGTAATTTAGGTTACATTAACGCAGCACCTGTATTTGCAACATTCAATAGTGAAGCAGATGCTAATGTAGCTAACGCTCAACCTTACCCATTGGTTACAATCGCTAGTGCATAAAAATGTCGGCTGCAAGAGCAATAAAATCACAACCTGAAACTGAGATAGCAGTACTTCAAGTTCAGGTTGAGAATATAACAAGTGATATCAGTGAAATCAAATCTGATATCAAATGTTTAAATGCCACTATCGCTAAAAGTAATGATGCAACACACGAGCTTCTTAAAGAAATGCAAGAAGCAAGTACAACTGCTCACAAATCAATGTCAGATAAAATCAATAATATTGAAAAATGGCGTTGGATGATGATGGGGGCAGGGGTTGCTTTAGGAGCACTGGGATTTAAAACACTAGGTTCAATTTTAGGAATCTAAATAAAAAAGAGAGACTTAGGTCTCTCTTTTTGTTAGTGCCTCTAATTTTTGTTGTACTACATCAAAGTTTACTGTACTGAATAATCCTGGATGCAATGGCTTGGGATATTGATAATCTCCTACCCACGCATAACCACAATGTTCTTCATTTAATATAGGGGTGAACTCAGTATCAACTTCACAAAAGAATGTATGGTAAACAAAATTATGATTTACGAATTTTTGTATTGGGACTAATTTTGCTTTATTTGGGAAGTATCCAATTTCTTCCATGCATTCACGATCAACACCTTCCATAAGTGTTTCATCTTCTTCTATCTTGCCACCCGGTATGCCCCAGTTTCCTGGATTCTTAGAATCATTGCGCAACAGATATAAAAATCTTTTGGTATTAGTTGCATAAAAGAAAACACCCGCAGCATTATTGTTATATGTAATACTCGTCATATTATGATTTATCTTAATTAAATCACAATAGAATAATCTCCCTGATCATACCAACCTTCATATGATTTTGACCACATATTGTCTATAAAACGATACTGAACATTGGTAGTTAAATTAGTTACATATTCCATAGTAGTTGCAGTTTGACTATTAAAACTGACAAACCATGACATAGTGTTTGCGTTAAACTCAACAATATCGTTAGCGGAGGCAACTAATGCTCCCCATGAAACAGTAGTATCATCTGGTGATCCAATATTATCAACTAGCAGATATCTTACCCCATTCACTGGTCCGGGTAAACCTGCGTTAGGTCCAGTGACTTGAGGATTTATAACACCATTCACTGGACTTAATGTATTTTGCGGCAATGTGTCTGTATCAATATTATAAATTAACAATCTATCGTCAGTTGGATTGGGTACAATAGTACCTACAATGTCAGTATCCATGAATGGATTTTGCAACCATATCTGACTTATTCCAGGTTTAATTGTACCATATACATTCAATACGCTAGACCAATAAATGTCTGTGTCTGGATTAGAAGGTAATGTTAGGTTTAAATTAGATGGATCAAATGCTGCATTAGCTGGCAATATCTGTAATGTATTACCCAATAACAATAATTTATATCCATATGGAGTAATTTTTTGTCTAGTACCTAACAACAGATCATCATTCTGCATGTCTTCAAGTGCTTTACCTTGGAATATACTTGCAATGATTTTTTCAATAACACCTAGTTTTCTAATCTTGGCTGCTGTAGTGATCCATATTGGCATGTAGAATTTCCAAGTCATAACATCGATTGGATTACCTGTGCCTACTGGTATAGAACGGTTACTGAATGTTAATCCATCTTGGAATACTGCGCTAAGACTGGTCCAATCAATAAAGTTATCAGTACTTTGAATTTCTAATGCTGGGTTGAACAATGTGCCTAATTGTTCTATTAACTCTAATTTTTGATTATAATTAGTAGTCCAAAAATCAACAGTGATTCTTAATGTATAGGGTACTGGCATTAAGCGTTCAACAGTAAATGCTTGTCCTTGTACGGTTTCATATTGTTGTGTGTCACTATTATAGGCACGCTGACGAACATTTAATTTTTCAATGTATGTTGGATCTTGTGTCCATTTTTGATTGTATTCTAATCCACTAATATAATATGTAATCAATGGCGCACTAGGCAAGTTACTAGCACTGTTATTAGCAATAATAGTTGCTGCCTGACGACTGCTATCACCATACATGATAGGGACTCTAACTATGATAGGATTTCCTGCCGGGTCATTACCTTTAGTAACAGACCAGTTACTAAAGATTTTTGCGAATTGAATTAAGAATCTGCGTATCTGCGAATCATAAAAATATTGTGCCATATGTACCTTTTAAACTTGAGGTGGAATAGAATCAGGTGCTAATGTCAAAATAGTAGACAGTGCTTGTCTTTGTGGTATATATGAACCATCTGTAAGCTGTGTTTGTTCTGTATTGTTGATAAATCCGGATAGTTGTGATTGATCAGTAGAATCAAATCCAGTTGGTGTTCTGACATTAGTTGATATTCTTATCCACACCTTGCCATTCCAGCGAAATAATAGTTGTGGGAAATAATCTATTCGTAAGAAATAATCACCAACTTGCGGATTTTGTGGGAAAGCAATACCTGCACCTGTTGGATAACCATTTGGTGCCTGACCATCACCTGTTAAATAACCAGTGAGATATCCGAATGTTCGTGGGCTACTACGAGCAATATATTGGAATCGTGGATCACAATCAGCACGCCAATCCATTTGTGTACTAACTGTACCTGTGAATCCAGGAAGTTCTGGGTTAGCATCAGCGGTAGCATAAGTGTTGTCAGCAGTACCGTATGGTCCAGTAACTGTGCCCATTGAGAATAAGGATAACATTTTTTCACCACTGACTGCGCCTGAGTTAGTACTTGTTCGTTCTGGTGCTACTGTGATTTTTTCTATATTAACGGTATTCAATGCATCTAATTTATCATATCCCATGTCAGCAGTCATATCCCAAATGCTCTTGATAGCTGCTTTTGAAATCTTTATAACTGGACTAGGATTTTTGTAGTTTGGACTACGCATCATCATAACAGTACCAGTAGTTGTGCCTGGTGCACCAGCAGAATCTATAACACCGTTGACAGGTGGTGCAGGTTGATTATACTTATATGATAGTTGAGTGTTTGTTTCGTATTCACCGTATGTAGGAACTACATACAAATTAGAAGTATCATATCCTGATTTAGGAAGCAATCTTTCGGCTTCTCTTAAAGCAGCATCATTAATTGCAATATTAGTGTTATAAGTTGCCAAGATATCTTTCAAGTTAGAGCTTGTATCTAGTTGCCAATAATTTGGATCAGGTGGATTTGTCCCAGCAGGAACATCCTGTATTGCTAGATAATTTTTATCACCATATGTGATAGTGTATCCTGTTGGGTATGTTTTAGTAGCATCCCATATACCAAGATAGGTATCCTCATTCAGTGGAGCATTTAGTATCTGACTAAATTCTTCACTATCAACCATTGGTTCGCATTTTATACGCCATAAATGGGGGAACCAAGTTTGACTAAAACCTTCACTAGCATAATTAGCATCAGTAACCTGCATGAATCTTTTTAATGCAACTGGTATAGTTTCTTTAAGTGGATTATAGTCAAGCAAATGCGGTAATTCAATTACATCACCAACCATTAATTTACGACCTACAATATCAATCATATCGTTGTAATGAACAGTGATAAAAATAATGTCATTGTTTAAGAACAAGCCAAACTGACTCAAATCAAAGTCCAAGTTTTGTACATTGTAATGTCCACGCAATCTATAAACGCTAGGATCATATGTCCTATCTCTGTTTTCCAAGAATAGCAAATCTTGTATATTTGTAGGAGCTAGCGCATCATACTGAGGTTGAGTATAATCAATTGATGGACCTTGATCAGTGGGCCCTAGATACTTATGCACATACAAATCAGTGGCCCCGGCAGTAAACTGCTCTGATATTATCTTATCAAAAAAGTTGTAATCGTTCGTTTTATTGGGGCGCCAAAGGCTAAGTCGTGGCATATTTAATTCACCTTATTACTTATTTATCGCTAAAGTATTCATCCCTAAAAGTTGACAATAATTCGGGTATGTGCTATACTAGCTAAATCAATGTAAAAGGAGTAACTAATGGCTACCCGAAAGCGCAATACTGAGGACCACAGTCAAGTTAAAGCACTAAACCCCAAAAATCCAGATACAAAATACATGGGTGAAGAACCACTGTATGTCATTCAGCCACTTAGTGAAAGTAGAACTTCAGCATTAGCTAGTGGATTCTCATGGTATAATTGGTTCTACGGCAAAAAAGACGCTAAGGAACTAATGTGTCAGTATCTAGATTTTTCAAAGCGTGTCCAAGAAGCCAAAACAATGCGAAAAGTAGCAGACAATGAATTTGTCAATACATATGGTTGGCTAGCCCGTATGAAGTTGCGTGGTCTTGAGACTACAGAGCATGAGGAAGCTAAACTTGAAAATGAGATCACTAGGTTACTGAAAACAGTTACCGCACCTGAAATCAAAGAAGTTAGTGCCACAGGTGGTGCAACAAAAGTTGAAGTGATTGAAATATCACGACCCAATATTCAAGAAATTTTGCGTGATAAAGCAAAAGACGCCGCAGGCGAACTAGAGGGTGTGTTTGACGAATTTGTCATTGAGGGTAAGACTAAAACAAAAACAATGGATGTTGTTGCTAAATTCAATGTTATGCCTCAACATATCAGCCTGATCACCGAAGTATGGAAAAAGAAGCAACAAGAATTTGCTGACCTACAAGAAGGTAGTGACAAGCAATTGGTTGAAGGTTATGGTTACTTGAGTAAGATTCAAGTAAGGAACATTGTCAAATTCATTGAACAGGTTCTAACTGACCTGAACGCATACATTAGCGTTAAGAAAGCAAGCAAGGCTCCTCGTCAACGCAAGGCAGTGCCCGTTGAAAAGATTGTAGCTAAACTCAAGTATCTGAAAACATTCAAAGATGTTGCCAGTAAACTTGACTTAGTATCCATCAGTCCTGTAAAATTACACGGATCAAGTGAAGCGTGGGTCTATGATACAGCAAAGCGCAAACTACATCACTATATTGCCGATGAGTATTCAAAGGCATTTACTGTGAAGGGTAATACATTGTTGGGTTTTGACACTGCAAAGAGTGAAATTAAAACACTGCGTAAACCCAATGAGCAGATTAAAGAAATTATGGGAAGCAAGCCCGCGGCTCGTAAGTTCTTTAATGACATTAAGGCTGTTGCAACTGCACCTAACGGTAGGTTCAACGAATCGATGATTATTTTGAAAGCATTTTAATGACACAACAAATTGATTTAAACAAATACAAAGACTTTGTAGCCGCGGTTACAAGCAAACAATCTAACGGACTTGATGCATTCATTGAATGCCTGCAAGAACTTGAAAAGAAAGCGGCAATAGATGGTATACAGTTGAACATTCCACTGTTACTAACTGCAAGCATTGGTCTAGCAAGTGAAGGTGGCGAATTCAGTGAGATTGTCAAAAAGATGGTCTTTCAAGGTAAGCCATTCAATGAAGAAAATCGCTTTCACCTGAAGCGTGAACTAGGTGATATCATTTGGTATTGGACCAATGCTTGTAGGGCACTTGGATATGACCCTAATGATGTTATTGCTGAAAATGTAGGTAAACTTGAAGCACGATATCCGGGCGGACACTTTGACGCATTCTACAGTGAGAACAGAAAAGAAGGTGATCTTTGAGTCTCAGTCCTGTCTCTGATGAGATATGGAACAATTTCATTGCTAGGAAGATAACATATTCTTCTTGGCAGAAATGGTTTGCGTGGTATCCTGTCAAAATACACAATAAAAGAGTGTGGCTAAAGACAATATACCGACGCAAAATCAACACATATGTTGACATGGAAGATTGGGCTAGATATGAATACGGCACAGTCTTTGATGTGTTGACTGATTAATTGGTCTACAGGTAATCCACGACCTCAAACTGTGGCGAAACTCCGTCCTCATCGTGGTGTGACGGTAGAAGCGTGACCAACGCAAATTTATGGGACTACCATTTGATGCTTAAACGTCTACCCTCTGTGTAGCAACGTTTCCCATATCTTAATAGTTGAATGTATGCCAAAAGATAGTAATTGCGATAGATACTTTTGGGCTGTGTGTAGAATCCTGATGAATATACCTACACTATAACAGCGAATACGGAAAAGTCCCTTCACGGGGTCGGTGAGACATAGACAATCCTCCACCTTAATCTTTTAATTCATCATCGCCTGAACGCCTCAAGAATGTTTTTTGGTTTGAGTAGATCATATCTACTCGCCATTGCCTAAGAATATCTAAACACATATACCAGATAAATAGTATTATTAGGTAACACATATGTCAACATACCCAACAGCTAATGTACTTTCAACACCAACCGGTTTAACCCTAGATGAGTTAAAAGAGGCATTATTCAACAATATATCCTATCGTTTAGGCCAAGGTATCATTGATTTAGAATTAGACCCTCAACATTATGAGGCAGCATATAATTATGCGATTAAGGTATATCGTCAGAAAGCCCAAGCTGCCACTGAGGAATCATATACATTAATGACCGTTGAGAAAAATGTTGATACTTATACCCTACCACAGGAATTTATCAATGTCCGTTGTTTATATAGACGCACAATTGGTTTAGAGACTGGTCCATCAAGTACTAGTTTTGACCCGTTCAGTAGTGCTATTTTAAATACTTACTTACTTAACTATAATTATGCTGGCGGTATGGCAACATACGACTTCTATGCAGGCTATGTTGAATTGGCTGCTCGTATGTTCGGTGGTTATGTAACTTACACATTTAACCCAGTAACCAAGGTACTTAGAATTGTTCGTGACCCTAAAGGTTCAGGTGAACGAGTTTTAATATGGGCTGATGTGCAAAAGCCAGAAGAAGTTTTACTACAAGATCCTGGTGCAGGTGTATGGATAGGTGACTTTATCCTAGCAAACCTTAAAGTTATTATCGGTGAAGCCCGTGAAAAGTTCGGTACTATTGCAGGTCCAGGTGGTGGCACTACATTGAATGGTACTGCTATGAAAGCTGAAGGCAAAGCTGGAATGGAATTCTTAATTGACGAACTCAAGCGTTATGTAGATTACAGTCAACCACTAACTTGGATCCAAGGTTAAAATGAAGATTGCGGAAATTCTTATTGAGGGCAAGATAGGCCCTCATGAGGATAATGATCTAGAATTAATGCTCAGTGGAACAAAACCAGCAGCATTAATTGGTTCTGAGAGCATCGGTAGTTTTAAACCTTACATAAAAGATAAAACTCTTTCTTTGGCTGCTAAATTCAAGGGAGGTGGCGGTGCTACTGTATATGTTGTAACTCTTCCGAATGAAACTTGGCGAGGTAAGCAAATAGAGAATCAATTCATGAAGCAAAAACAATTTCCCGTAGGAAGCCCTGAAACAAAAACATCACATGCTAAAATGGGATTACTTTTAGGATATTCTAAAGAGGATATCAGGCACTTTTTACAGACTAGATTTAATTAACCTAAACATTTTTCTTTTTCATACTCCTGTCATATACTAAGTACTTGATAGGAGTTTTTACATGATCATAGGCATCACTGGTTTAATTTCGTCGGGCAAGGATACTATTGCCGATTATCTTACAACACATATGGGCTTTAAAAGAATGAGTTTTGCTGCTAGCCTTAAAGATGCAGTATCAAATGTTTTTGGTTGGGACAGAGAATTACTTGAAGGTAGTACAAAGGCTAGTAGAGCATGGAGAGAAAAAGTTGATCCATGGTGGGCGGAACGACTAAACATGCCACATCTTACACCAAGATGGATATTACAATATTGGGGCACTGATGTATGCCGCAATCATTTTCACAATGATATTTGGATTGCAAGCGTAGAACATAAATTATTGAACTCACCTGACGATATTGTAATTACTGACTGTAGATTTACTAATGAGGTACAGGCTATCAAAAACGCAGGTGGCATAGCAATTAGAGTACAGCGTGGACCAAATCCAAAATGGTATGATGCTGCCATAGCATATAATAAAGGACCTAACGGAAATCCTGAATGGGCACTTAGCAAATTAATGCTAGATAAGAGTAAAGTTCATGCTAGCGAATACTCAAGTGTAGGATTAGACTATGATTATTATATTGACAATAATAGTACGATTGATGATTTACACAAAAGTATATCTGAAATTGTTAATAGTCAATCTGCAAATCACCCCGACGCCAATTAACATCTTTCTTTTTTACTACTTCAACACAGTTTAAGCATATACTGCGTAAATTTAATGGGGCGCTATTCTCTAAGTTACCATCAATATGAAACACAGTTATTTGTGTACTGAATAGACTTTTAAATCCACATAAATCGCATGTGGATTTTTTCTTATAACCACTTTTAGTCCAACTGGGCTTGAGTGGTTTTAATTTATTTTTCTTTTTTCCGCACTCGTCACATATACTACGGTAGTATGTTTTTTCATTGCGGATATAATTTACTGCGGCATAATTCCTATTGCATGTTTTACAGAATGGTCTATGTATGAGCATAAGGTATTTAGTCTATAAACCTTTAAAGGTTCACTAACCTATCCTTTTTTTGGTTTATAGCTAAATAATAGTATGCAATCAGGTTGTAAACCTCATAATTTTACATAAAGGAAAATAAAATGGCATTATCATCACCAGGCGTAGAAGTTGACATTATTGACCAGAGTCAGTATCTTCCAGCCCCAACCAATTCAGTTCCACTAGTTATTTTAGCTACTGCACAAAATAAAGCAGACCCATCAGGAACAGCAGTAGCTCCAGGTACTACCGCAGCGAATGCAGGTAAATTATTCCAAGTTACAAGTCAAAAAGATTTAGTTGATTTATATGGAGTACCTTTCTTCTATACAACATCCAATGGAACTCCTATTCAGGGTTATGAATTAAATGAATATGGTTTGTTAGCAGCATACTCATTATTAGGTGCTACAAATCGTTGCTATGTTTTACGCGCCGATATTGATTTGGCTAGTTTAGTAGGCAGCACATCTCGTCCTACAAGTCCAGTTACTGATGGTACATATTGGTTAAATACTACATTAAGTAATTGGGGTATCTATCAATTTAATGCCACAACAGGAACATTTACTTTAAAGACTCCAATCGTAATCAGTGATGCTACATCTTTGTCAGGTGGTATTCCATTAAGTAGTATCGGTAATATTGGTGATTATGCGATAGTTGCAGTTGAGCCAACTATCTCTTTTGGTAATTATACAACTAACACAGGTACATATTATTTCAAAGCTAATAATAACGCATGGGTTAGAGTTGGTTCTAGACCATGGTTAAATCAATGGCCAACAGTTCAAGGTACAGTAACAAACCCAACTTTAACTGCAGGTGATACATTTACAATTAATAGTAACGGACAGTTCTCATTCACTGTAACTGTACCAAATAGCCCTAATAACAATTTAGCGGGTTTAGTTAACGCTATTAATAGCGGTGGTACTTATAATGGCAGTGATGGAGTTTCTTATATAAATGCAGCCGCAATTTCAGGTAAATTGAACATCTACTCAGTTGAAGCTACTGCAGGTAGTGATAGTTATGCTATTGAACTAACTACTGCTACAGGTGTACTTGATGATTTAGGTATTGCACCAGGTGTATACTATCAACCACAAGCAGTCTATGGAACTAGTGCTGAAATGCCATTGTGGACAAGCAGTCAGTCAGAACCTCACCCAACTGGTTCTGTATGGATTAAAATTGGAGCTAGTGGTGTTGGTTTAACTCCAAGCGTAGCACGATATAGCACTACCAGTGCTTCTTGGATTAACAAAACTGTTAATTTAGAAGAATCTGATTGGGGAGTAACTTACAATATAGATCCTACAGGTGGTCAAGCAATCCCTGCAGGTACTATATATGGTCAATATAACTATGACGGACAGAATGTATTGTCTGATGTATTTTTATGGTCAAGAGTAGCAACTGGACCTACAGTTGTAACAGGTACAAATACTAGCCCTACATTTAGTACTGCAGGAACATTATATGTTACAGTAAGTATCCCAAATCAAAGTGAATTGAGTAGCGTTTATAGCGTTTCAATTGCATCTGGTAACACTGCAACCAACTTTGTTACTGCATGGCAAGCTGCTAATATTCCTTACACATATGCAACAGTTTCTAGTACAGGTGCAATACAGTTGGTTCACACCGAAGGTGGTGAAATCATTCTAAATGATTATATTACTGCTGCTGGGTTGACATATGGTACTAGTTCTGGACTTATTGCAACTGCTGGGTTTAGTCCATCAAGCGTATACGGTGTAAAATATGGCCCAGAATCAACACCCATCTTTAATGTAGAAGTAACTTCTACAAACGGTTCTGGATCAGGTGCATATGTTAATGTACAACCTTCAGCAGGATACTATACTATTATTGATTCAGGTGTAGGCACTAGTGGCGGTGGTGGTTATGCAGTTGGTAACACAGTTACTGTGGCAGGAACTCATTTAGCAGGTGCTTCACCAGCAAATGATTTAGTATGTAGAGTAATGAGCGTGGGCAGCGGCGGTTCTATAACTTCACTAACTCTTGTATCAGGTAATGCTACTACTAATTACACAGCACAATTAAGTAACTGGCAAGCACTTACATATACTCCAGGATTAATTGCACCTACAACATTACCTGTCAATGGAACTAATTGGTTCTATAGCAGTGTTGATAATGTTGATATTTTGGTACAAGCAAATGGTATGTGGAACGGTTACCGAAATGTAAACTATGATAGCATGGGTTTCCCTGCAGCATCAGGTTCTAATACAACTGATCCAAACGGTCCTATCATTGCAGCAACAGCTCCTACTACACAAAGTACTGGTTCTGACTTATCATACGGTGATATTTGGATTGACACTAGCGATCTAGAATTATATCCAGTAATTAATCGTTGGGAAATGGTTAATGGATTAGATCAATGGGTAACATTAGATAATTCTGACCAAACTAGTAGCAAAGGTGTAACATTCCTTGATGCTCGTTGGGGCAGTGATGGATCAATCAGCCCAGTAGAAGATCCTATTCCAACAATTCAAAGTTTGTTAACTAGTGATTATGTTGACCTAGATGCTCCAGATCCATCACTATATCCAACAGGCATGTTATTGTTTAACACACGCCGTAGTGGTTATAATGTGAAGAGGTTTGCGACTAATGTATTCACACAAGCTAATTATCCAAACGCAGGCGCATATGATCCAGAAGATCCAACTAATGATGCGAATTTACCTGAATACAGCTATACATGGATATCTGAAAGTGGTCTACAATCAAATGGCGCACCATACATGGGTCGTCAAGCACAGCGTAATATGGTTGTTAAATCATTGCGTTCAGTAGTAGAAACTAATACTGATATCCGTGATGAAGATAACTTCTTTAATTTGATGGCGACACCAAATTACCCAGAGTTACAACCTGATATGGTAGTGTTGAATACTGATCGCGGTGAGACAGGATATATCATCGGTGATACACCAATGAGATTACCAGCAGATGCTACTGCAATTCAAGCTTGGGCAACTAATGCAGCAGGTGCAGAAAGCACAGGAGAAGCAGGTTGTGTTACTCGTAACACATACTTGGGCTTATTCTATCCAAGTGGATTAACATCTGACTTGTCAGGTAATATTGTTGCAGTTCCACCAAGCCACATGATGTTGCGTACTTTCTTGCGTAATGATACTGTCAGCTATCCTTGGTTAGCAGCAGCAGGTACACGCCGTGGTAATATTATCAATGCTACAAATATTGGTTATTTAGATGCACAAACTAATGAGTTTATTACAATCAAAACAAATCTAGGTTTGCGTGATGTATTGTATATCAACTTCATCAACCCATTAGTATTCTTTACTGGTGTGGGTTTATTGAACTATGGTAACAAGACAAGTTATGACTCATCAAGTGCATTAGATAGAACCAATGTTGCTCGTTTAGTTGCATATATCAAGAGACAGTTAACGATTGCAGGCAGACCATTCGTATTTGAACCTAACGATGCATTGACTCGTAGTTCAATCGCTGGTGTGGTTCAATCATTGATGGTTGACTTGGTTGCAAAACGCGGTATATATGACTACCTAGTAATATGTGATGAAAGTAACAATACACCTGCAAGAATTGATAGAAATGAATTATGGGTAGATGTTGCAATCGAGCCAGTAAAAGCGGCAGAATTTATTTACATCCCTGTTCGTATTTTGAATACTGGCGGTATAGCAGCTTTAAGCAATGGTTAAAGCTAAAGATAAATAATATTAATAGGAGAAATATAATATGGCAACAGCCTCACAATCATTGTTTAACATGACAGTAGCCTCTGATAATGCCGGTGGCAATCAGGGTCTACTAATGCCTAAACTACAATTTAGATTCAGAGTTAACTTTTTAAACTTTGGAACAAGTGCAAGTGCAATTGAGCTTACTAAGCAAGTTATAGATTGTAGCAGGCCTAATCTAAGTTTTGCTGAAATTCCTTTGCAAGTTTACAACTCTACTATTAAGTTAGCAGGTAAGCATACATGGGCTAATATGACTTGTAATGTTCGTGATGATGCATCAGGATCAGTTTCAAAGTTAGTTGGACAGCAATTACAGAAGCAATTAGACTTTGTTGAACAAGCTAGTGCTGCTACAGGTCAAGATTACAAGTTTCAAACAAACATTGAAATCTTAGACGGTGGTAATGGTACATCAGCACCAGTAGTACTAGAAACTTGGGAATTATATGGTTGTTTCTTGCAAACAGCTAACTATAATACTCTTAACTATGGAACTAGCGAAGCTGTAACAATCGCTATGACAATCGTATTTGATAATGCAATTCAAAGCCCAATCGGTTCTGGTGTTGGTTCATCAATCGGTCGTGTATTGAGTGGCGCATCTGCGACAGGTATTGGCGCTGGTCAAGCATAATATATAAAGAAAAGTCTAGCACATGTCTGGATTTTTTCAAGATTTATTACAAGGAACTGCCGAAGGATTCTTCGGCAATGACTACCTTCGTGACTATACACATGCAAGTAAGACATTTAGGACAAACTCATATCAATATGCTCCTAAGCTTAAATTCTTATTTCATGTGTATTTTGACATCAACCCATTAGCTTATGCACAAAGTCTTCCTAATTCTAATTATGGACTAGCAGTTAAAACTGTAAAATTGCCTAGCTTTAATTTTCAAGTAGAGACTATGAATCAATATAATAGAAAAAGATTGATTCAAACAAAAGTAAAATACGATCCTATCAATATTACATTCCATGATGATCATGGAACAGCTACTGGTACTCCAACCGCAGGTGGTATAATAAGAAGTTTATGGAAAGCATATTATAATTATTATTATGCTGATGGTAGAAATCCACAGGTAATATTTAATGGGGTGAGAGGAAACACACCAAATGGAACTGCAGGTGGTCCAGGTGGCACAGCAAATACAGCTACCGGGGCACAATATAACACCAGAAATCAATATGACGATTCAATAACAGGAAACAGCACCTGGGGATATATAGGTGATACTAATGTACCAACAGATGCCGGTGGACAAAAGATTCCATTCTTTAAAAACATAACTATATTTGGATTGAGTCAGCATAATTATACAGCATATACACTTATTAATCCACTGATCACTAGTTTTTCACACGACACCTATGATTATTCTCAAGGTCAAGGTACAATGGAAAATCAAATGACATTAGAGTACGAAACTGTAGTATATAATGAAGGTTCATTATCAGGAAACTCACCTAGTAGTATTGTTAGTGGATTTGGATTGGACGCTAACTATGATAGAACATTAAGTCCAATTGCAAGACCTGGATCAAATGCAACAGTATTAGGACAAGGTGGTTTAATTGATGCAGCCAATGGATTCATGAGCGCACTAACTCCTGACGCAAATGGTAATATCAACCCATTACGGGCTATTCAGCTAGCTGGGTCAACATACAACACATTTAAAAATCAAAATCTATCATCCATTGTAAAATCGGATGTGGTTAACGGCGTAATAAATGCTGTAAATCAGACACCAAATAGAAATACTAACATAGCTACTCCTGTATTTGATGCTACAGGAAATGGATTACGACAAATTGCGTCAGCATTGTCATCTGCCCCTATAAATGTTGGAGTACGCACTGCAGGATCACAAAATGGTCCAGTACCCCAACCACCTACTAATTAATTATCATGGCACAAATTTTAGATACTCGCACTTCACTGGATCAAACAGTTAGAATTTTTGATTCTTTTTATGCATTTAATCTCGTTGTTAATGGCAATGAGTATGATATCGTCCGTTCATATTTCGTATCAATTTGTGCTTCTACAAATATCGCAGATAATTTTACTGCGGTGTTATTTAGAATTTCACAAGATACTGGTATTCCTGTACTTGATTTATTAAATCAAATCAAAGGAACTAAAACTATAGAGATGAATCAAATACTTGCATATTATCTTAATAGTTTTAAAAGCAAAACATCGCTCTATGGTATTGCTACAGTACCTAGACCAAATACCCCTGTAGCACGCAACATCGTACAATAATCATGGCTAATTGGGCACAAGGTGTTTACGAAGTCAAAAATCCAGAAAAATATGTAGGTAAACACAAACCAAAGTATAGATCAGGCTGGGAATTGACATTTATGACATTTTGTGACACGCACAAAAATGTAACACATTGGGCAAGCGAATCAATGTCTATACCTTATCGTAGCCCACTAGACGGTAAAGTACATCAATATATTCCAGACTTTTTTGTAGTCTATCAGAATAAGTATGGTAAGCAATTGGCTGAAGTAGTTGAAATTAAACCAAAAAAACAAAGTCTTATTGAAAGTCGTACAGCTAGCGCCAAAGATAGAGCAATAGTTGCAGTCAATCACGCTAAGTGGCAAGCAGCCGCTGCATATTGTAAAGCACAAGGATTTACCTTCCGCGTAATTACTGAATATGATCTTTTTAGAAATGGGTCACGAAAGTAAATAAATACTTTATGACACGAAAACTAGAAGAACTTTTTGAACTTCCCCAAGACGAAATTGAGAACTTGGCTACACCTACTCCTGAAAATGCAGAGTTAATAACTACTACTGCTTTAGATAGTTTATCTAAAATAGAACAAGCATTGCCGCAAGTTCGTGGATTAGATGCTGCTGATGAGGAGATGGATAGTCTTGCTTCATTGGCACAAGATAGTTACAAAGACTTGATGGATCTAGGTATGCAAGTTGACAGTAGATATGCTAGTGAAATATTTAATGTTGCTGGTACTATGCTTGGTCATGCTATTACAGCAAAAACTGCCAAACTAAATAAGAAGTTAAAGATGATTGACTTGCAGTTGAAAAAGGCTCAGTTGGATCAAAAAGAATCAAGTAGAGAAAAAGAAATTGAGGCTACACCATTAGGTGCAGGTCAAGTACTGGATCGCAATGAGCTACTTAAAATGTTGGCACAGAAAGAGAATAAGGATTAATCTATGTTCAACGCAGTTATTTATTGGATACATTTATCAGAACATACTGACCCAACAACAGAAGGATATATTGGTGTAGCTAAAGATGTTGGTAGGAGAATGAAGGGACACTTGGTTGATATAATAAAAGGTAAACACACAAATCTACATTTAGTAAACGCAGTAAACAAATACGGATGGGACAGTTTAGTAAAGGATATTTGGCTATTTGGTGAAGAGTCATATTGTTATGAAATGGAAGAACACCTGCGCCCAAAGAAAGCAATCGGGTGGAATATTGCTCCAGGAGGACACCGTGGACCTGGTAAACCAAAAGGGTTCATACCCAGCAAAGAATCAATTGAAAAACAAAAAAACACAGTAAAAATAAATAATGCCGACAGAAAAAGAAATATTTTACTGAATAAGCAACAACAACTGGAACAAAAACAAGTTGTCTACTTAGAAAAGAAAAAGATAGCCCAAGATAAAAAAGCTGCTCAAGCAAAAATAGGAGCACAGAATAGAATAAAGTCCAATACAGGTAAAATAAGGAATGATATTCACAAAAAGAATATGTCAGTTGGTTGGAAAAACAGATTTGCAGTAGGTAAAGGAACCGGTAGGGAAGGAAAACCTAGAAATACAAACCTATACACGTTTGTTCATCCTGTATTTGGTATGGAAAAATGCACTCAGCTAGAACTACGGAAAAAATATAATCTATCACAGGGTAATCTAGGCTCTATGTGTAGGGGAGATAGGAAATCGGTATCCGAATGGAAAATAGATAATAAATGATAAATAATATATACAGGAATAAAACATGCGAAGCCTTAAACAACATATTATGGAAAGTGTAAAGACTTATAATTACACGATCAAAATTGCCGGCACCATTGACAAAAACTTTTTAGATATGTTTAAGTACAATCTAAACAAGTTTGACCCAGTGAACATCAGCAATCCAACCAGTACTCCTATTCAAAAATCACCATACGGTTTTCCTAATTTAGAAAACGAGAGTGTGACAATTATCAAAGCTGAATTTAGATACCCAGCAACAGAGCCAATGATTCAACAAATTGCTCAGTTGTTAGGATATAATGTAAACATGGTTCGTGTAATTGGTACAAAGTTTGATGATAGCATTGATAGTGAGATGATGGGATATCAGAATGAAATGAAAGATACCCCATTGCTTAATAAAGAACAAATGGGTGAACAACCTGATGCTAAAGAAGCAAGTAAGGCTTATGCAGACTCATACCTACAGTCAATCAAAGATCAAGTTAAAGATTCTAAGATTGATATCCCTTATGCAGGAACAAGAACACAAGATGCGTTTGATCCGTTCAAGCCATATTTGGATGATAAGAAGCTTGGAGACAAGAGTCCAATGTCTACTATCAAGATGCCACCAAAGCCACAAACTGGCGCAAGTAAATAATTCAAAGGAATAGTAAAATGAACATGTTAGACATTATGAACAAACTTGCTCAATTGAGCGAAGCTGTCAAGGATACTGGTAAAGGTAAGATTCACACTGCTGAGCCAGGTGGGTATGGTCGTAAAGATGATGAAAATGACGAAGGCAAAAAAGTAAAAGCTGACATCGTTAAAAAAGGCCGCGGTCGTCCTAAGAAAGATACTGATGCATCTGGTGAAGAAAAGAAGTACGACACTAAAGGTCTAGCTAGTGTATTTGGTGGCGGCAAAGCTCCTAAATCTACTAAGAAGGGCACAGTTGTTAAAGGCAAGGCACAAAGTCACGCATCTAATAAAGATGATGACGGTACAGATGTTGAAGAATCTAAGTCAAAGAAAAGAGGTCTAAAAGAATATTTTGATCAATTAGACCGTGCATTGACTGAAGCAGGTTTATCAGTTCAACCTATTCCTGGACAAAAACAACAACAAAGTTATTTGATCAAGGATACCTCAAACCCAACATCTTCTGCAATTACTACTAGTGATCCAGCAGTTGTTAAGGCTGCACAAACTGGTACTTTGTCAATGCAAAAACCAGGAGCTGCATCTTCATCAGGCGCAACACCAGCAACAGGTGCAGGTTCACAAGTTGCTCCAATGGAAGAAGGTGGTGAAAAATGGATCAAAGGTGCTATCAAGCATCCAGGTAGTTTCAGTGCTAAAGCAAAGCGTGCCGGTGAGACAACAGCACAATATGCTAAAGAAAAGGCACATGCTCCTGGCACACTAGGTAAGCAAGCTCGTTTAGCACAAACACTAAGCAAAATGCACCATGAAGATGAGATGGAAGAAGGCTTAGGTGATGTTGTTAAGAAAGTTGGCGGAGTAGCTAAGAAAGTTGGCGGTGCTGTATTGAATAAATTAGGCCATGGTAGTGATGAAGACTTGATCCGCGACATGCAAAAACGCGCCGGCATGCCACAGACTGGCAAGAAGCCAATGGCTATGTCAAATAAAGAAATGTCAGAAGCACAATCTCCAGAATATTTTGCACAATCAAGTCCAATCAGCAGCAACAACCGTAGTGATACCTTCTTAGAAGGCCGTACTAAAGCTGACAACAAAGCTGAAAAAGCAGGTAAGAAAGTTACTAAAGACTTAGAATACGATATGGGTCATAAAGGTAAAGATGATGCTAAAGCTGAAAAGGCTGGCAAAAAAGTTACTAAAGATATTGAGTATGATGAGAAAAAAGACAAGAAAAAGAAAGTAAAAGAAGGTATGGAACATAATTTACAAGCGGCAAGACTTGAAGGTAAGAGTCACGCTTTAAGAAAAATGCCATATAACTGCACACATGATGACATGGAAGAAGCAAGACACTATCACGAAGGCTTCAAAGAAGGTCTAGATGAGTGTTATGGTCAAATGCCAATATTAGGCCGTACAGCAGTTGGTGAAATGGGTGCTGGTTCAGAAGTAGGTGATATGGCTAGTTATGGCGCACATACTCCTGAATTAGATGAAATGGATAAGACTGCTTATATGAAGCAAAAAGCAATCAAAACTCCAGGCAATACATTTAAGGCATTTGGACAGACAATGCATGATAACGATGTATTAGACGAGTTTGCTTTTGAAGCATTAGATAATCAATTAAACGCATTACTAGAAAGCAAAGAAGATGTTGCTGAAGGTATGACTGTATCTATCAGTAAAGGTCAACAAGGTGCCCCTGATTCAGTAAGTGTTTCAGCACAAGACGGTGAAGCAGATCAGTTATTGTCTATCATCAAACAATCTGGTTTAGGCTTGTTTGGTGGTGAAGAACAAAATGGATATGGCGCACCACAAGGCTCTACTGCTGCTCCAGGTGGAATTGAAGTAGTTGATGACCATGATGGTATGATGGCATTAATGAAGAAATTATCTGGTCAAGGTGGTGAAGACTATGCTGATGAAGAAGGTTCTGATGAGGGACATGACCATGAGCACACAGATGAGTCAACATGCAATGAATGCGGTATGATGGAATGCGAGTGTGATTCTGGTGAAGAAGGTCAAGAACAAGTTGATGAAGTGGAATCAGAAGATCAGATGGCATACAAAGTTGCAGAAGAAGGAGAACAAAATCCACCTGATAACGGTTCAGCAAATACAACTAATGATGAGCAAGGTAATGCCGCAGCAAACCAAGCATTAGCAACTGCTGATGCAGAAGAAAATGCTGATACTAAACAAGTAAATGTAGCTGAAGATGGTGAAGAGGATGACGAAGAAGATGACGAAGAAGATTTAGAAGAATCATATGCCAATGGTGCTGATGATACTTTTGAAGCTGACATTGCATATATGACTAAAGTTATCTCTAGTGGATTAAACAAAGAGAAATCTACTGGTCAAACAACAGTTCCTGTCATTGCAGGTCAAGGTAAGCGTACAGGCGTAAGTGAATCAAAGCAACTTAACGAATCAGTAGATGATTGGAAAAAGTTAGCTGGAATTAAGTGATATTAAAATCACACTTATAATACCCGGTTTATCCGGGTATTTTTTTGGGTATCCGTTTTATAAAAAACGATAAATACATTATAAACAGGTAACCCAAATATGAGCCAGCAAAATATAGACTTTGGAACATTCCCCGATGATCCTTCAGCCGATGCGATACGGACAGCATTTCAAAAAGTACAGAATAACTTTGATCAATTATTCAATACTAGTACTGCATCCGGCATTGTAACCTCAGTTAATCGTACCCCTGGTGCAGGTATAACAGTTAATCAACCAACTGGTGATGTTGTATTATCCGCAAACATCGCTTGCTTACAAGTAGCTACTTCTTCATTAAAAGTAGGCAGGGGAACAGATAACACTCAAAGTTTTGTAACAATTACTAGCTCTGCACAAAAATTAAACATAGATATTAATCCTGCACAAGTTTTATCTGACTATTTTGCCAACTCTACAAATGGTATGGCATTATTCAACGGAACATTAACTAGCAGTTCTAATGCACAGCCTAACATAACTAGTGTAGGTACATTAACTTCATTGACCGTTTCTGGTGCTGCAATACTTGAAGGATCAAATACTTATATTAGTGATATTAATAGTTTTCATATTCCAGGTGGCTCTGCTGGTCAAGCTTTGCAAACAAATGGCTCAGGTAATTTGTATTGGGGTACTGCAACTTATATTGCAAATGGAACAAGTAATGTAACCATACCAACAACTAATGGTAATATCAATTTAAGTGTAGGTGGTAATGCAAATGTAGTAGTTGCTACTAGCACTGGGTTGAATGTATCAGGTACATTAAATGCTACTGGAAATGCCAATGTAGGTAACTTAGGTGCTGTTACTGGGGTGTTCACTGATTCAGTGTATGCCTCTAATGCGAATGTGACCGGACAATTAATTTCTACTATTGCTACTGGTACTGCACCATTAGTTGTTAATAGCACTACACGAATAGCAAATATGAATGTTGCTACTTCAGGTAGCATAGCTAATGGAACAAGTAATGTAAGTATCCCTGCGGTTAATGGTAATGTCAATGTAGTATCAGCAGGAAATACTAGTTTAGTAGTTACTGGCACAGGTGTAAATGTAGCTGGTACTGCAAACATTACAGGATCCGCGAATATTATTGGCAATGCTAATGTAGGTAACTTGGGTACTGCTGGACAGATTATATCTACTATTGCTACTGGTACTGCACCATTTGTTGTGTACTCTAATACAACTGTTCCTAACTTGAGTGTAGCTACTGCTAGTCTTGCAACATATGCAACAACTGCGAATGCAGTAGCAGGTGCTAATGTAAGTGGTCAAGTTAATTATGCCGCAGTTGCAAATAGTGTAGCTGGCGCAAATGTAAGTGGTCAAGTAGGTAACAGTTTAGTTACAGGTACAGTATATACTAATGCTCAACCAAATATTACAAGTGTTGGCACATTAACTAGTTTAACAGTAAGTGGTAATGCTAATGTAGGTAACTTGGGTACTGCTGGACAGATTATATCTACTATTGCTACTGGTACTGCTCCATTCACCGTATCAAGTAACACATTAGTACCTAACTTAAATGTGGCACATGCAAATGTAAGCGATTATGGTTTAGTTAATCAACAAACAACAGGTATATATTATCCTGCATTTGTAAATGGATCTACTACAGGTAATTATACTCTTGCTTCTAACTCATTAATATCAGCCAACTTAGCGAACGGAACAATGCTTGCTACTACATTGGTAGGTAATGTGTTTGGTAATATAACAGGTACATTTGCAAATGGAACAAGTAACATAAGTATTCCTGTTTTTAGTAGTAATGTCAATATAAGTAGTGCAGGAAATGCCAATGTAGTTGTTGTAACTGGCACTGGTGCTAACATTGCAGGCACTTTAAATGCAACAGGCAATGCAACTACAGGTAATTTAAGTACAACTACAGCTACCATTACAACTGGTAATATTACTACTGTCAACAGTGGTTTAATTCAAAATGGTACTAGCAATGTCACTATTGCTGCGGGTGGTAATGTTTCTACCTTTATCGGTGGCAACACAACTGCACAATTCTCAGTTACTGCAACTGCATCAAATGTTGCAGGCAATTTGAATGTTACGGGTAATGCAACTACAGGTAATTTAAGTACAACTACAGCTACTGTTACAACTGGTAATATTACTACTGTCAACAGTGGTTTAATTCAAAATGGTACTAGCAATGTCACTATATCACCAAGCGGTAATGTTAGTATCGCATCTGCTGGTACTACTACTTTTAAAGTTACATCAACAGGCGCTAACATTACAGGTACTGCAAATATTACAGGTAACTTAATAACAGCTAATGCTAACCTTGGTAATTTGATAACTGCAAATTATGTTAATGTTTCTTCTAATATAACTGCTTCTGGTAATATAAGTGCTAATAACTTAAACATTACAGGCGGTGGTAATATTTCTGGTATTAATGTTATTTCAGCTACTACATTTCAAGGAAATTTAACTGGCGGTACCATAGCAAATGGTACTAGTAACATTAATATCCCTGCAATTAATGGTAATGTCAATATAAGTAGTGCAGGTAATGCAAATATATTTACAGTAACTGGTAGTGGTGTAAAAGTTACAGGTGTTGCAAACATCACAGGTAATGCTAATGTTGGTAACTTAGGAGTAACGACTGCGTTATCTGTCACAGGTAATGCTAATGTTGGTAATCTAAATACAGCAGGACAAATTGTATCTACTATCGGAACAGGTACTGCTCCCCCATTTACAGTTTCAAGTTCTGCTCGTGTTTCCAACTTAAATGTTGATTATGCGAATGTATCAGATTATGTAAATGTAGCAGCAGCCTCATCTGGAACATTTTATCCAATATTTGTTAATGATATTTCAAGTGCTAATTTCCAACCAGCAAGTAATTCCAGTTTGTCATACAGTGTAGATACTGGTAGCTTATCTACTACATTATTAAGTGTAACTGGTAATGCTAATGTGGGTAATTTAGGTACAGCACGAGTTTTAGCTACATCTAATATTACTGCACCGCAAATTATAAGTAATATAGCAACTGGTACTGCCCCGTTTATTGTTACAAGTACAACTCCAGTTGCTAACTTGACAGTAGGTCATGCTAATGTCTCAGATTACTCAAATGTAACTACACAATCTACAGGTACATATTATCCTACATTTATTAATGGATCTACTACAGGTAATTATGCGCTTGCTACTCAAGCAACTATATCAGCTAACTTATCCAATGGTGCATTGATTGCCACTACATTTGTAGGAAATTTATCAGGTACTATAGGCGGAACATTTGCAAATGGTACAAGTAATGTCAGTATCCCTGCAGTTAACGGCAATGTTAATATAAGCAGTGCGGGTAATGCAAACATAGTAGTAGTGACCGGCACTAGCGCAGTAGTAAATGGTTATTTAAATGTTGTACCTAAAACAACACCTACAGTAGTAACATCACCGCAATTTACAATTGGAGAGCAGACAGCAAACGCTAACTATCAAATGCGTTTAGCATATATTAATGACCCAACATTTGGATACACTTCTGCTATACAAAGTCAAAGTGCTGGGGCAGCAGCAGTATTAGCACTAAACCCATCCGGTGGTAATGTAGGCGTTGGTACTGCAAATACTAGTGCTAAAGTGGATGTATTAGGTAATGCTAGATTCTTAGCTACGGCTAGTGGAAGTACCGGGGCAATAGTATTGCGTCAGAACTCTAGTGACACATCCGGAGCATACATTCAGTGGACTAATTATGCAAGTTCTTCACAAACAGGTTATATTGTAGTAGACAATACTAACAACATGACATTAGGAACTACAAACACAGCTAGGATATATATCAACAGCAATGGTAATGTAGGTGTTGCTAATATAAATCCTGCTCATACATTAAGTGTTACTGGTACTGTAAATATCAGTGGTAATGCCAATGTTGGTAACTTAGGTACTAGTGGTAATATTACTGCAGGATACTTTATTGGTAATGGTAGTCAATTAACAGGTGTTACTGCAACAGTTGCTAACGGAACAAGTAATGTAAGTATTCCATCAGTTAATGGTAATGTTAATTTAGTAGCTGTTGGTAACACAACCTTAGTAGTCACTGGTACTGGTGCAAACATTGCAGGTACCGCTAACATCACTGGTAATGCCAATGTTGGTAACTTAGGTACTAGTGGTAATATTACTGCAGGGTACTTTATTGGTAATGGTAGTCAATTAACAGGTGTCACATCAAGCGGAATTGCGAATGGTACAAGTAACATAAGTATTCCACTAGTAAATGATGCGGTGTATATTTATTCTGGTGGCAATGGAACACTATCGGTAAATTCTACTTATGCACAAGTCTATGGAAATGTACTTGTTAATGGTTTCACAAATAGATCACTTTCAGCATATACAGTATCAAGTCTTACAATTTCAGGTGGAACACAAATAACCACAGAAATGTGTTTAGTAAATAGTGCAGTAAACAATGGTGTTATTTTATTACCTCCTTCAACTAGTTCTTCAGTAGCTCCATTCGGTCCACTTATAACAGTAATGAATGTTACTGCGAATAGCATATATGTAGCAACACCTGGCGGAACTGGAACTGTTAATGGTAGTGTAGATTATACATTAGGTTCTCATACTTCTGCACAATTTGCTGGTATTGGGTCAAACACTTGGTATCTTGTTAGCTCAGTAGCAAATTAAATTAATTTAATAGGAAACAAAATGATAACAATAGATTTATTAACACATATGTGTCCACACACAAAGTCAAATATTCTTGAAAGCTTTATTGAACCATTAAACACAGTTGCAGAATATTATGAAATGAATGATAATCCAGCACGATTGGCAGGATTTGTGGCACAATGCGCACATGAAAGCGGTGGATTTACTGCTATCAAAGAAAATCTAAATTATAGTGCAGATGGGTTACAAAAAATATTTCACAAATATTTCCCAGACGCATCTATAGCACAGCAATATGCACGACAGCCCGAAAAGATTGCTAACCGTGTTTATGCAAATCGTATGGGCAATGGACCAGAAGAAAGTGGTGATGGTTACATGTTCTGCGGTCGTGGATTGATTCAATTGACTGGTCGTTCTAACTATACTAAATTAGCCGGTGATTTAGGTCTCAGTTTGGAAGATACGGTTGCATATTTAGAAACATCCAATGGTGCTGTAGCAAGTGCTGGTTGGTTTTGGGACAACAACAATTTAAATCAATATTGTGACAGTGGAGATTTTGTCATGTTGACAAAGCGCATCAATGGCGGAACTATTGGCATAGACGATAGAAAAGCAAAATTTGATTTAGCAATGCATTTCTTAAATAGTTAATATGGCACAACCAAATTGGAACACCCCTGCTGGATCTATAGGATCATATCCATATGGATATATAATGGCGTTTACATTGTCTGCATCCGCTGTAACACCAGCAACTAGTGTAACATATACATTATTAGCAGGCACACTTCCTAACAACATATCTTTAAATTCTACTACAGGCTTGTTAAGTGGTACTCCTGAATTAATCATAGAAGATACTAGTAGGACATTTACAGTTAGAGCAACTGATAATTTAGGTAGTATAAGTGATAGAACATTCACTATGACTATTACTGGTTCAGCAGTTCCAAGTTTCACTACACCACAAGGTTCTTTGATAAGTGTACAAGATAGTACATGGACACAAATATATGTAAATTATTCTAATCCTGATGCTGATAATGTTGTCGTAGTTGAATTACTAAATGGAACATTGCCTCCTGGATTAGAATTAGCACAATCTGGTTTAATACAAGGATATGCTGAACCACCTGTTGTAGAAGCTACCTTACCTGCATTAACAACAATTAGTATTTCAACTTCAGCTACTAACAATTATATTTACTGTGATAATATCATTGGTGTTGTCTTAGGTAGACCAGTAACATTTACTAATCCTATAGGTGGACTTTCAGCTAATGTTACCTATTATGTAAGTTATGTTGATATAGGGTTGTCTGCTTTTTCAATATCTACTACACAATATGGTAGCACACTACCATTGTTAAATGATTCCGGTTCTATGAATATTTTCTTTTCACAAACTACTCAAGGTGAACCAACTATTAGAACATATTCATTTACATTAAGATTACTGAGTTTATTGGGAGGCAATACTGCATCATATACTATAACAGTTATCAATCAAAATACTCCTGTTAGTCAAGGTGGTCCAGGAAATCCTCCTAACACTAGAATTCCAACTATACTTAATACTAGACCATTAACAATAGAAATTTCTGATACTGATCCAAACTATGGCTATTATGTATTACCACCGGTTAGCCCCTCAACGAATGCACAAATAGGAACTATTAACAGTGGTAACTTTTTTGCATTTAATATTTTAGGATATGATTTTGATGGTAATAATTTAGAATATCTATATTCAAACATGCCATCATGGTTATCCGGAGACCCAGTGACAGGCTGGATAACAGGTAATCCATATTTGGCATCACCTGGCATTAGTAATTATAACTTCACTGTTAGTGTTTCTAAAGCAAATTCCCCTACTATCTCATCAGTAAATTTTAATTATGGATTTAATCTAAGTTTAGATGTAAATGGAATAATAGAATGGATTACACCAGCATTCTTGGGTACAGTCTATAATTCTTCAGTTAGCACATTATCAGTTAGTGCAACATCAGATGTACCACTTGAATATAGACTTGTTTCGGGAACATTACCTCCAAACTTGCAATTATTAAGCAATGGCGAAATAACAGGTGTAGTAGCTGATCAACCTACTAGTGTTTTACTTAACCAAGGTGCAACTACTGATTTTACATTTACTATTAATGCATATAATCCTACTATTTCATTAGTTACATCAAATAAAACATTCACTGTTACTGTATCACAAGAGTTTGCATATCCAACGGATATTTTATACATTCAAGCAGCTCCTAGTATACAGGACAGACAGATATTAGAAACTCTATTGAACAACGATTCATTAATACCTCCTAGTTCATTGTATAGAGCAGATGATATTAATTTTGGTAAAGCAACTAGTGTAATATATGAACATGCGTATGGCATAGACGCTAGCAGTATACAGGAATATATCGCAGCAGTGACACAAAATCACTATTGGAGAAACATTACATTAGGTGAACTACAAACTGCTGTAGCCAGAGATGATACAACCAATGAAGTAATTTACGAAGTTGTATATAGCGAAGTAATAGACAATTTAGTTAACCCACAAGGTGTTAGCATACCTAGTACAATTGTTTGGCCACGCAATATTAATTTAAATTTAGGACCATGGTATACAAGTAATCCTGCTATATTTACAAGTTGGGAAGAAATATTAGGTCAAGCATACTATACTAGTTTGTCACCTGGAACAGTAAGAGAATTACATCCAAACAGTTTGTTTGATATGCGTAAACGAGTAGGTAGTGTTTTAGGATTAGATGCTAACAGTAATCTATTACCATTATGGATGACTAGTCAACAAGAGAATGGTAGCACTTTAGGATATACGCAAGCTTGGGTAATTTGTTATACGAAACCTGGATTATCTAGTGGTATTAAAACAAACATCGAAACCAACTGGCCTTACACATTGAACCAAATTAATTTTAATATAGATAGATTTAGCGTAGATAAGAGCAAGACATATAATTTTGATAATAATTTAGTTCCACCCGCTTGGACAGGATTGCCAAGTGCAGATCCAACGCCCGATCCATTGAACAGTCAAGATTTTTATGTATTGTTCCCTAGGGAAACTATTTTACCTAACGAGTAATGACACTAAATATGTATAACGGAATAAAAACATGAGTAACATCAACACAAACGGAATAAATGTAAATTATCCTGTACCCGGAGTTAACAATAACAGCCAAGGGTTCAGAGATAATTTTGCTAGTATAGTAACCAATCTTAACAGCGCTGGTACTGAGATTAGTGACCTTCAGGCAAAAGTAGTTGTGAAACAAGCATTATTGGGAACAACAATCAATAATGATATGGCTAATACATTGATTAGTAATGCAAGTACTAGAAGTTTCAGAGCAACAACTTATAATTTAGGTAATAATATATCAGGGACAGTTAGAGTTAATGCATCATTGGGTGATGTTCAGTATGGAACAGTCACTGGAAATACAATATTACAATTTGGTAATTGGGCACCTACTGGTACACAAAGCAATGTACAATTATCACTATCCGTTTCTAATGCCGAAGCATTTATTACATTCCCTAGCTCATTGATGATAGATGGTGATAGTGGCGCCACTACACTAGAAAATTATTCTGATATTAATGGTAATGTAACCATTTCTGTTCCATATGGTGTAACTCAATTAGATTATCGTATCAGTACTGTTGATTGCGGTAATACTTTAACAATTGAACCTTATAACAGACCTAGAATTTCAACAGCAATACAACAACGAACTCCTGCACCTACAGGATTTCAAGGAGATGTTGCTGGTGATGTTGCAGTAGATGCAAATTATATATATGTATGTACAGCCTCATACTCAGCGACAGCAAATACAATAGCGGTAGCTAATTCTAATGCTACTGGAAATATATTAACTGTTTCAAATACTAATCTACTAAACTTAAACGATCCTATCGTTTTTACAGGTGCTAATGTTACACAAGCAAACTTAGTTCAGGGTGAAGTTTATTATGTTAAAAGTATTGTTACATCTGGAGTTAATGGAACAATATCAGTTAGTAGTACTAGAACTAGTGGAACAGCAGGAGCTAATGTTCCACTGACCACAACTACTAATGCGTTCAGTAGTATATCATATAGTGGTAGTAACATTTGGAAAAGAATTAGTCTATCCACATGGTAATAAATATTTGAATGGAACACCCCTTTCTTAGCTCTCAAAGTCTAGCAGATAAGTCATTAGAAGATTTGCAATCTGCTTTAACTGATCTTAACAATAAATTAAGTTTTGCATACCGTACGGGTAATCAACCATTAGTTGAGCAATTAAGAATGGTTATAGAGAGTTATAGAAACCAGTCTAGTAAAAAAATGGATGAATTGCTTAAAAAGCAAAACATTCAGACCAGTGTTAATATACAAAAAGAGGAACAAATTGGGAACAAGAATAGAGCGTGAATTTACTTTCCAAGCTGCTGTTCACTTTGAAGGTAATTTTGTTATGAATCTGTACGATGTTAGCATATCAATGGAAGTGCTAACAGACTCAATAAAAGAACAAAATATCGCAATGGATAGGATAATGTATTTCTTAGGTGAATGTTTATCCAATAGCGTTTTCATTCATCAAGCAGAACTTGAAGCAATTGAAAAATATTACCAAGCCAATATTAAAGTTTGTACCTTACCTGAACATCCATATGATCAAATAATAACCTTATTAGTGTTATTAAAATTAAATTCAATTGTAGAAGATAAACTATTGCTTACAGATATTGTATTGGTATCTGAACTAAGCAACCAAGTTAAATTCTTGTATGATATAGAAACAGCTAGCAATCATCCGTTTGGCAAGGGTTGGTGGACAGAATCAAACTTAGTCATTTCCAATACAGTAAAACACAGAAAGAAAGATAAGGTTGTTAAATTGATAAAATCTTCTGATTGGGCAACAATTGGATTAGATTGGGATGACAAGCCTAAAAAGCGTAGCGAAATTATTTTCAATAACATCATTGAAAAATAACCATAGTTGTTGAAATACAACAACAAATATGTTAACATACATGCATGAAAACTGACATGTATGGGCAAATAATTCTTACAGAAAATGATCTGTGTGATTTATATCTGCGTGACCCTACACGCACAATTAAAAGCTGTTTGATTGATAAACAAATAAAACTTGATGACATCTTTTTATCAAGTGAAAATCTACCTCAGTTAGTTGAGTATGTTGATACAAAATTGTCATTGGAAGAGTTTGACAACAAAAATCAATCTGAGTGGCAAATGCCTATAGAATATCAAGAGTTAGATATCGCTAAGTTTGTATTAGACCAATGCAAGAACGAAGAAGAATTGCAACGAGCAGGTGATGAACTATTACAATTCCATGACCGTAATATGTTCCCTTTACTTCAGTATTTGAAATACCTAGTTGATACTATGCGTAGAAATAATATAGTATGGGGTGTTGGTCGTGGTAGTAGTGTTGCGAGTTTTGTATTATTTTTGATAGGGATACACCGTATCAATTCATTGTATTATGATTTGTCTATTGATGAATTTTTAAAATGATTGAAAAAAGATTAAATATCTTAACATAAAGGAGATTATTATGGGCGTATACAGAACAGCAATGGGTAAAGCTATTGACATGTCAGCATTGGCAGCAAAAAATGAGCGTGTTCGTGCAGTTGGGAATGTAAAAAACCTCAACGCAAGAGGAGACACGATTGATGTTAATGGTAAGATCATCGTACCAGTAACAGAGAAGACAAATAATACATATGGTAGAACTGTAGGTAATCGTTCTTCTCATGCGTCAAAAAGGCCAGTGACTAGTATTCAACCTGACAGAGTAGTCATTCCTCAAGAACAATTGACTATGGCTGAAAAGGAATTAGAAGCATCATTTGATGATGATTTAGAAGTCGAGAAGATTAAAGCAGAAGAAATTAAATCTACAGAAATTAAAAACAAAAAGAAATAACATGAAACACGAAACAGAGAAACCAGTACACAAAACGGAAGAAAAGAAATTAGCTTTTGAACCACATAAGTTCAATAAAAGCCAATTTAAACCAATAGGCGCTCACATCATTGTAAGTGATATGAGTTTTGACCAACGCATCACTCATGGTGGTATTGTGTTACCCAATGATGATATGAAAAGTTCAGGTATCAGACCAAGATGGGCAAAGATATATGCTGTAGGATCAGAAAATAAAGATCCACAAATTGTTGAAGGCAAATGGGTTTGTGTTAGTCATGGTCGCTGGACTCGTGGTATTGACATTGAAGATGAAACGGGTAAAAAGACTTTGCGTAGAATTGATCCTAATGATATACTAATGATGTCGGACGAACAAGTCCAAGATTCTACAATGAGTGATAAGGTATACTAATGATAAAATGGTTTTACAGATGGTTAGATAATAAACTTCAGAATTCCCGATACGCTGAAAATGAGGCTGAACCCACAGCATATAATACGATTAGTGGTAAACAGGCTATGATCAGACCGTCAAGATTGCGTGAAGGTGATGATTTGGCATCAGAGCCGGTTCAATTCAAGATGTATAAAGCAAGCGGTGGTTGGGCTATTGAATTTAGACAATATGACCGCAAGCGTGATACAGTAGATACAAGTTTGTATGTTGTCAATGATGAACAAGAACTTGGTAAGCATATTTCACAAATCATTACTATGGAAGCATTAAAGCGATGAAGAATCAACTCTGGGTGGAATCATACCGTCCTAAATCAGTTAGTGATTATGTTTTTGTAGACGAACGACAAAAGCAACAAGTAGAAGGTTGGATTAAAAATCAGTCTATCCCTCATCTATTGTTAAGCGGCGATCCTGGCACAGGTAAAACTACACTAGCAAAAGTTCTTATACATGAGCTAGGGGTAGAACAATGGGATGTACTAGAAATTAATGCGTCACGGGAAAATGGTGTAGCCATTGTGCGTGATAAGATCAATGGGTTTGCACAAACAATGCCTTTCGGCAAGTTCAAAGTAATTTTACTTGATGAAGCGGATTATACTAGTCCAGAGTTTCAGGCAGCATTACGCAATGATATGGAAGCATATGCTGATACAGTAAGATTTATTCTTACTTGTAATTATGAACATAAGATTATTCCAGCATTGCGTGAAAGTCGTTGCCACAAGTTTCATATTGCTAAACCTGATCGTACAGAATTTACAGCAAGAGCAGCCACTGTTCTTGTATCTGAGAAAGTTGATTTTGATTTAGATACATTGGATAGTTATGTGCGTGTAGCATATCCAGACTTGCGCAAATGTTTGAATCAGCTACAAGTGAATAGTAGTACTGGAAAACTATTGCCCCCGCAAGCAGAGGGTAACAGTGAGCATGAATTGTTAGTAGAAGCTACAACATTATTCAAGTCAGGAAAAATACTTGAAGGTCGTCAGCAGTTGATGCAATATATTGCTTTATATCCAACACGCACTGAAGAAATCTACACATGGGCATATTCTAATTTAGACTTGTGGGGTAATACGCAAGAAAAGCGTGATGCAAGTATCATTATTATTCGTAATGGATTAGCAACATTACCTCTAGTTGGAATACCTGAAATAGCTATCGCGGCATCACTTGTGGAATTGACATCATGAGATATTTACTAATTACTTTTTTAAGAAAGGCTAACGGTCAAATTGACGAAATGGTATCTGTCAATAAACGAGTTAAGACTGCTGACCTGCAAACTTGTAATGTAATTTTAGATTATGCGAAGAAGAAAATTGAGAAATGTGTTATTGAAGGTAAAGTAGTTGATACTGATTGGGATAGGATGAATGATTATTATAAAAGAATTTATCCAACATTGATTGACCAATTAGAAAAGAATAATTCGGAAGAAAAGAAAAAATAAAAGAGGGCTAATGCCCTCTTTTTTATTGACCGTACAAGTTAAGTACATGCTGAATGATTCTATGTCTTTGTACATCTTTGATATCAAAGTTGCAGAACTGAAGACCTGGAATCACCCCCTTCCCCAATCGATTTTGTAGATCCATTAGCCCGTTGTCGGCTGTTTTTCTGTCGGTTTGTTCTACATCACCACCGATTATCATTTTACTACCGGTACCGATTCTAGTCATAATCATTTTCATTTGACTAGGAGTTGCATTCTGTGCCTCATCGAGAACAATCCAACTATTTTTAAAGTTTCGTCCACGACAAAATGCTAGTGGTGCAATTTCTATGATTTGTTCCTCTAACATATGTGTGATTTCCGCTGCTGTGTAATATTCTCTGAGTACATCTAATAAAGGTCTTGTCCAAGGCTCCATTTTTTGATTTAGGTCTCCTGGCAAGAATCCATGCTTCTCATCATCTACGCCCACTGCAGGACGAGTAAGTATGATCCTATCACATTCACCGGCTCGCATTGCTTTAATTGCAGCTTGCATTGCTAGATAAGTTTTGCCTGTTCCGGCTGGTCCACCGACTACAACAATATCTATCTCTTTGTCTAACAATGCTAGGATGTATTTTTCTTGGTTTAGTGTCTTGGGGACTAGTTGAACGGGTCTCGTATTGACTCGCATAGTCCGTTGTGCTTTTGAAAAATCTATAGTTTTTGATTCCTTCATGTAAAATGTCTGTTCATTTTTATTGTGTGAAAAACGAGTATCCGTTGTGCGCAATGCGCTTGTTTTTCTTTTGCTCAAGTTAATTCTCCTTTTTTAGAGCGGGTGAGTTCTCATAACACTCAGATGTATTTAAAATCTTTTAAAGTTTGGATATATAGCACTTTTAACACAAAAATTTAGACTAAATACTAGGCTATGTCATAGCATATTATTGAAATAGTGTTTATATTTAAAAAAAGATAAATATATTCATGAAGCACGAAACAGCAGACAATTTCTTTGATAATGTTGATTATGTAAGCATAGTTGACACGGTAAAAGGTATTTTTACCAGTGATGGTTCTATGAACACCCTTTTGGATTTTGAAAGAGTGTTGGACGATTCAGACCTATACGCATTTCAAAATTGGGAATTGGGAGAACTAGTTCAAGGTCCTACAGTAAAAAGATACAGTGTAAGTTGTATTTTTATGTACCCATATTCCTTAATGCCTAATCCAAAAGGTTCATTGCGCTTAACAAACATTGGGTGCGATGTAAAATTCAAAAAGACAAAAATCAGTGTTCCTATGGAAATTAAAGATTATGAAGATTATGTTCCTGGTACACGATATCCAAAAATGAAGGACAGAACAGTATGGCTTGTCTATATTGAAATTCCTAATCAATTGATGGATGATATTAAAGAAGGTTCAATTGACTTAGCAGGAAAATCAATTGACTTAGACGAATTAGATAATAGCTATGACGAAGATTTGGACAAAGACGGCACTGATAGTCCAGAAGAAAATCAAGATTTGCAGTTAGGAAATCAACCAATGGCAAATCAACAACCTCAGAATCCAGCGGCAGCAGCAATTCCAGGAACTTAAGGTAATATATGAATAAGCAAGTTATTAATGAGGGATTGGATTACTTAGATATGAAGGGTCAAATTGAGCCTACAGTATCTGTTGATGAGTATGTTGCCCGTTCCGGTAAAGATAGTGATGTAATCACACTCGCATTCATTGTTCATTGCGAAAGTGCTGGTAACGATTTAGTAAATTGGTTTGAGCGTGGGTATGATTGGATTCTTGATGCTAGTGTTAGTGAGGGAGAACTAACACCTGGCAAATATTTGGTATTTACAGAAATAAAACGCAGAACAACAGCACCTGAGCGTATAGTAAAATTAGTTTCAGATTTAGAAACATTAACTGGCTTAACAGTAGAAGATTGGAAAGTAATAGTTGATGACAAAGAATACGCCCCCGACGAAAATATATTAAAGAAAGTAATAGCTATTTCACCACATGAATATCGCACTGAAGTTGAAAACGAGGGTGAATTGAATGAAATGCGTAAAAGAGCAGGGCTAGAAACTATAAAACTATATGGTGAACCAGATAGAGATATAAAAGCATATATTGCATTAGCAGGACTATAACAAATAATATAGAAGAATTATCATGGCAACAATATTAGCACAAAAATCAGGTACAGCAGATAATGTGATCACTAAGAGTGACGATCATCATGATGCATTAGCAAACGACCCAACTGTTACAACAGTACCTCAAGGTAGTACATTTGGTTCAGTTGCACCAGTAGCCGCACCGGCGGCATCTAGTAGTTTTGGAGGGACTAGTAATGGCGGATTCGGTTCATCATCAAGCGGGAGTTCAGCATTTGGCTCTCCGTCAGCAGGAGGATTCGGTAGCTCCGGCAGTTTTGGTTCATCAACAGCAGGCGGCTTTGGTGGCGGTTCAGGCTTTGGAGCGTCAACGGGTGGGTTCGGTGGAACATCAAATATGGGATCAGTCGGCACAAGCAACATGAATATGAGTATGGGCAATCAACCCGTACTTACTGGAGCTGGCGCAAATGCTGCACAGGATGCTGATGTATTAGTAGCCAATGATAATAGTGACTGGATCAACAAAAAGTGGCGTCCAGTTATGGGATGGATGTACATGGTTGTTTGCGTATGTGACTTCACACTGTTCCCAATACTATGGTCAGTACTACAAGCATTAAGTCATGGACAAGTTACAAGTCAATGGCAACCAGTAACCTTGCAAGGTGCTGGATTATTCCATGTTGCAATGGGTGCTGTTCTTGGTATTGCTGCATACGGACGAACTAAAGAAAAGGTTGCCGGAGCAGCTTAATAAATATTGACAAAAACACAATAATGTGTTAACATCAGTATATGAGCGACTATTATCAAACCCTGGGGGTAGACAAACATGCTACCCCTGAAGACATTAAAAAAGCATACAGACGAATGGCAGGCATTCATCATCCTGATAAGGGTGGTGATACCGCGCAATTTCAAAAAGTTCAAGAGGCATATGAAACATTAAGTGACCCGAATAAAAGGGCACAGTATGATAATCCACAACCGCAATTTAATACTTTTGGTGGAGGCTTTACTGCAGGTTTCAATGGAATGCCACCGGGCTTTGAAAACATATTTAGCCAAATGTTTGGTGGACATCCTTTCGCCCGTCATCAACCGCAACAGCAAGTTTTCAGGACAATATTAAATGTCACGCTTGAACAAGCGTATAATGGCGATGAACAACATGTTAGACTACAAACACCAACTGGTGTTCAGGTTGTAAAAATAAATGTGCCTAAAGGTATAGACAGCGGAAGTCAAGTAAGAATTGATAATGTAATAGACAATGCTAGCCTAATAGTAGAATTTAGAGTACAAAGTCATCTTAAATACGATAGAAACGGAAATGACCTATATAGTAATTACCCGATATCAGTTTTAGATTTAATTACAGGATCTTCTTTTGAATTCATGACTATCTCTGGTAAAAAACTAGAAGTTACTGTTAAACCCAAGACACAGCCCTTCATGCAACTTAAATTAGCAGGTCAAGGCATGCCAGTATTAAATTCAAATATCTATGGAGACCAAATAATATTGTTAAAACCATTTATCCCTGATACAATAGATCAACGCATAATTGATAGCATTTTACAAACAACTAAATAAAGGATCATTTAAATGAATCACTCACCCGAAATTGAAAATATTATTGAACGGGCTATTGAACATGCTAAACAGCGTAAGCACCAATATGTTACATTAGAACATTTGCTACTATCATTAATTAACTACACTCCATTTAAAAATTGTCTAATAAACTTTGGTATTGATTTTGAATCAATGAATAATGATGTCACTGCATATTTGGATAGCTTACATGCTATCGTAAGCAAAGATGATGATATTGAACCACGAAGAACTAACAGTTTAGAGCGGGTGATGAACCGTTCAGTCACACAAGTATTATTTACCGGTCGTAAACAGGTAACTACAGTTGACTTATATTTGAGCATGATTAGTGAAGGTAACAGCCACGCACATTATTTCTTATTGAAATATGGTATCAATAAGAATGAATTTGTAACACATTGGCAGAAAAACTACAAGAATAACGAAACCGGTAATCTTACACTTTCACAGGCTGATGAGATTCTTGAGGAATATACTATCAATCTATCCGAATTGGCAGCGAATGGTAAATTAGAACCATTGATTGGTCGTAGCAAAGAACTTGATGACATTATTAATGTACTAGCAAAACGATTTAAGAGTAATGTATTGATGGTCGGTGATCCAGGCGTTGGCAAAACTGCTATCGCTGAAGGATTAGCACAAATGATGTATGATAAGCAAGTACCAGAGTTCTTGCAGGATCACACATTGTATAGTTTAGAGATTGGTAGCTTGCTAGCAGGTAGTAAATATCGAGGTGACTTTGAAGAAAAAGTCAAAGCAGTAATAGAAGCATTAACTACTAAGAAAAAGACTATTCTTTTTATTGACGAAGCACATACAATGCAGGGCGCAGGTGGGGCCAACAATGGTAGTGTTGATTTTGCTAATATGATCAAGCCTGCTATTACTAAAGGCACACTGAAAGTTATTGCAAGTACAACATGGGAAGAATACTACGAGAGTTTTGAAAAAGATCGTGCATTGATGCGCAGGTTCTATCGTGTAAGTGTTGATGAACCTAGTAATGAATCAACTATTCGTATATTGTCAGGGCTTGCAGGTCGTTTGAATGACTTCCATAATGTTAACATCACTGATGATGCAATTAAGGCAGCAGTAGAGATGTCAGGAAGATATATCCATGATCGCAAGAATCCTGACAAGAGTATTGATTTACTTGACGCCGCTTGTGCTAAACAGCGTGTTGCTGAAAACAAAGATGCTGTCATTACTAAAGAACTTGTATATGATCAGGTTGAGAAGTTTACTGGTGTCCCAGCAGACAAACTCAAAGGTGACAACTTGGATCTGATTCAGAACCTTGAAAGCAACATCAAAGGTAAACTATATGGTCAAGATGAAACAGTACAACAGGTATTAGAGCGTGTTTATGTTTCATATGCAGGTATCGGCAATGACACTAAACCACAAGCAAGTTTCTTGTTCTTAGGTCCTACAGGTACAGGTAAAACTGAACTTGCTAAATTACTGAGTAAGAATCTTGACATGCCATTGCTCAAGTATGACATGAGCGAATACAGTGAGAAGCACAGTGTTTCTAGTTTGATCGGACCTCCCCCTGGTTATGTTGGCTTCGGTGACAGTCAAGTAGGTGGTGGCAGATTAATTAATGACTTGAGTAAAAACCCACATGCTGTCATGTTGTTTGATGAGGTTGAAAAAGCACACCCTGACATTTTCAACATCTTCTTGCAAATGCTTGATGAAGGAACTATCACTGGTAGCAACGGCAAGAAGGTGTCATGTAAGAATGCTATCATTATACTGACCAGTAACTTGGGTAGCAGTGATAGTGAACGCAATAACATTGGTTTTGGATCTACTGAAAAGACTGGTGAAGACGACAAAGCAGTGAAAGAATTCTTCAAGCCTGAATTTAGAAATCGCTTGGACTTGATCTGTAAGTTCGGTAAACTCGATAGCCTTGCTATTAAGAAAATTGTTATTAAGTTCACTGATGACTTGAAAAAGCAATTGGTAGAAAAATACAATATCACATTGAATTTGACTGAGCCAGCAGTTGAATATCTAGCTGAGAAGGGCTATGACAAGAAGATGGGTGCTCGACCACTAGCACGAAAAATTGATGAATTGGTTCGTGTGCCACTGAGTAAGAAGATTCTATTTGAACGAATCAAAAACGCAAACATTAATGTAGTATTAGAAAACGGAGAGATTGCGTTTGAAGTATTGCAAAAACTAACAGCGAAAGTAGGAGAAGATGG